GGCTGCACCTACAATAGCTTGAACCGTTAGTGTTACATCAGAAATACCAGATTGATAGGTATTACCTCTACTGGCATAAATATTGTAGTTCTGTGTAGTTGAAGATATTTGAAGTGCAATGGCTATACGGTTTGTACTACCGTAAAATTGAGACATTGAAATAGTTCCGCTGCCTGGAATATTTCCAGACTCACCAGCTGCACCTGAAGGTACGTTATCACCACCAGCATAATACTCTGACATTGAATCAGAGCCACCAGCGTCATCACCGAACTCTGTTACGATTTCTGATATTGCTAAGGATGAACCACTATCTTTAACTGCCATTTTCTAGTTTCTCCACTTTCTTTTCTAGTTCTTTAATTGCTTCTATCAATACACCTACCAGGTTTCCGTAAGCCACTGACATATATAAACCTTCGTCATGCACTACTTCAGGCATAACTTTTTGCATTTCTTGAGCTATAACACCTGTGCCTTGTCTACCTTCTCTATCAAAAGTAACACCACGCATATTCATTACTTTACCCAAAGCGTTGTCAATAGTTTTTATGTCTGACTTTAATCTTTCATCAGAAAACGCAGTTACATCATTGTTAAAGGTTGCCGCACCTGCTGCTGACATATCTAACGTTAGTGCGGTAATAAGAGAACCACCGTCATGACCTTTAAAAATAATGTCTTTGTCGCTTACGCTTGATTGTATTATAAAATTACTTGAACCAGCATTAAGTATACCAACTTCCGTACCACCATCTTTAAACCTAACACTTCCTCCATCAGCATCTAAAATAACATCGCCTGGAGAATCTAAAAGAATATTCGCACCACTGCGTAACGATTGATCTCTATTTTTAAATTGCCAACCAACAGTGGCATCTCCAGAATAAACTAAACTAAAAGCGGCTCTTTCATTTGCCACTACTAAGTTAGCTGCCAAACCATTTATATTAGAACTGTTACGTCCTACAGTTAAATTATTTGTATCGAAAGTATTTTCTGAATCTAAGAAAGTTACCTCATCTCCGGCTGCAGGTGATGCGGGTAAAGTAATTGTTCTGGCTGCACCAGAAGTATCGACTAATATTTGAGCCCCTGCCTGCACTGTTTCAGCTGCTGCTATAACACGCCAATACCTAGTTTCTTGATCTTTAATGATATCAGTGCCGTTGGAATGGCAGATATAATGATTGCCCTCACATAGTAAAAAACCTGTTTGTGAAGTTACTTTAAAAGTAAGAGTATAACCTGCATGATTTGTACCATCTATAATATTAAAAAATTTTTCTATTGAAGCAGGCATGTTTACAATTCTGTTAGCTGCTAAAGTTCCTGTAAATTTAATACTCATATTTCTAGCATTAGATACTGTGGCATTTGACATTGCTAAAGTGACATCACTAGAGGCTACTGCTACTTCTTCATAACCCGCAACCGCTTGTTGGACTACATTAAGGTTGTTATTGCTTTTGTCTCCCCATGTCCCAGGGTTCTCCCCTGTTGTCATTAGTTCTAATTTTAAGTCACTTGAAAATGTTGATGCCATGATTACCTACTTTGTATGTTTATATTCATTATAAGGTCGTTATGCAACCTTTTCAACCTCGTCTACAGGGACCCATGTTTGAGCAGTGCCTGTACTGGCAGAAGTCCATGTTTGAGCAGTACCTGAATCAACTGTAGCCCAACCTATGCCGTTAGTGATTCCAATACTGCTTGTTAATAAGTTTGTCTCGAGAGTTAAATTAGCATCTGCTATCGTAATAACTTCCGTGATAGAAAATGCCATAGCACTACCCGTAAGACTAACATTAGCATGACCTACTGTAACAACGGCTGTTTGATTTAAACCTAAAGCTGTTCCTGTTACGGCAACGTCTAATACTTCAAACTGTTGAGTAGAAAAAGGAGATTGTGAAAAAGCAACAATACCAAAATTCATAGTTAACTCCTATTTTTTAGTTCATCTACTTCAGCTTTTAACTCTTTAATAGCTTCTATAAGAACACCAACCATATTGCCATAAGCAACTGATTTAATTTTATCTTCCGAATCATCTTCTCTTACAACTTCTGGTATAACCTTCTCAACTTCTTGAGCTATAACGCCCATTTGTTTTTCACCATCAAAATCAGTTCTGTTAAAGGTTACTCCACGCATTTGGCATACTTTATCTAAAGCATCTGGTATTGTTTCAATATTGTCTTTTAGTCTTTCATCAGAGAAAGCAGTCACATCATTATTAAAGGTTGCAGCTCCTGCCGCAGAACCATCAATAGTTAAGAAAGTAGTATCCGCATTGCCATCTGTTCCTTTAAATATAATATCTGAATCGTTTGCTGCAGCATCAATTACAATATTACCAGATGATGTTGAAAGCAATACAGCAGCGTCACCAATACTTATATTATCAGCAGCAAGTGCTGTGGCCGATACATCTGTAAATGAAAATACACCACTGCCGTTAGTTTTCATTACTTGCCCATCATCTCCATCCGCTGTAGGTAAACTAAACGCAACACCGTTGGATGTTAATATTAATTTACTACCATCTGAAGATACAGCTTCACTAGCGTTATGTAATTGTAATGTTGGTGAACCACCAGAATCTGTTAAGAGTAATCCTGTGTCATGTACGTGTGTTAAAGCTATCTCATCATTAGCACCAAAAGATAGTATCGCACCATCATGTTGTAGTTCTAGGTCTTGAGTTAATGTAACGTCTCCATCAGCACCAATTGCAATCGCATCTAGGTCTGAAGCAGAACCAATATTTCCAGCATCTGCTACTGTTATTCCACCACTATGGATATCTCTAGCAGTAAAAGTTGCCACTCCGACTTGAGCAGTAGTACCACTAATCTCAACATTACCGTTGATATCAATTAAGGTTGAAGTTATATCTACTTCATCTGTTGCCCCAATATTTAATACTGTACCACTTGCACCTTGTATAAATTGAGTGGCATCATTGAACATTAATTTGTTTGTAGAGTTTAATGTAAGACCAACATCATTTGTATGTGTTAAAGAAACTTCTAAATTAGTGCCAAACAGAACACGAGAAGAGTCAGACCGTAGTTTAATATCATTTCCAAGTACGGCATCAAGAACTACTGATAAACCACCGTCAGTTTGTAATGAGCCATCAGTTGTTGTAGACGCATTAGTTGTATCATCAGTTTTTATAATACCGCTAGCAGTAATAGTAGTAGAGGCGAGAGCAGTAGTAGTTGCCGCCGCTGCCGAACCACTTCCTAAAACTCCATCAAGTGTTCCAGTAAATCCTGTAGCTGTAATTTGATCGGTAGCAGTGATAGCGTCTACAAATAAGTTAGCCCAACGAACACCCGTTGTACCAAGGTCGTCCGTAGAATCTGTATCTGAAACCACGTTACCACCATGTGTAGTAACTCCAGTCATTAGCGTAGTGCCTGATACTGTAGCATTTGTTGCAACAAATAGATTTAATGCTACACCCAATCCACCATCTGTGTGGATTGATCCAGTTGTTCCTGACGATGTATTAGTAGTATCGTCCACTGAGACTACACCACTGGTAGTTACAGTTACTGCGTCTAAATTAGCAACAAGTGTACCAGTTGTAATAGATAAGTTACCTGTTGTAGCACCAGTAAATGTACCAGTACCAACTATAAATTTATCAGCACTCTCATCAAAACCAATAAATGCGTTGGCAGCACTACCTCTTTCTATTACGATACCCGCATCATTTGATGGGGTACCTGATGCTCCATTTGCTAATTCAATTATTGAGTCAGTTAAAACTTTGTTTGTTGTGTTGATTGTTGTTGTGTCACCGTTTACAGTAAAATCACCCGTTACAATTAAATCATCTGCAACTGTAATATCATTTTTAAATGTTACGGCACCAGCAGAACTAATTGTAATAGCGTCATTAGTTGATGCAACACCAATTGTACCACCATCTTTAATCATAAAGTCATCTGCAATCGTTAACAGACCGGCAGAACTTAATGTCATTTTTGCAGTTGCATCAAAGTCAGCAGCTTCAGATACACCTGTTGTAAATACTAATTTTGTTGGGTTTGCACTTGCCGTAAATTCTCCCTCAGCGATAGCGTGTATACCCGCATGAACACCACTAGCATCTGTACCACTATTATCTAATCCAGAAAATTCAAGTGATGCGATAACTTCGTTTGCAGTAAGAACAGCTTCACCAGATTTTAATTGTAGAATCATTGGTGTGTTATCACCATTCGCAGTATGTTGTATTATTAAACCTACATCAGGTAAATGTTCAATAGCGACTTCAGCATCTGCACCCATAAAAATGTTTGCATTATCTGTTAACATAAATATATCATCACCGACACCTAAGTCAGCGGCAACACCCATACCACCAGCAACAGTCAATGCACCAGAGGTTGAATTTGTAGAAGCAGTAGTTGCTGTAATGGATACTACACCACCAGAAGAAATACCTATTGCATTTGTGTCACTAGCGGAACCAATAGTTCCAGCGTTAGGAATAACAATGTTACCCCCCGTAGTCACTAACCCAGCACTTGTAAATGCTCCAGGTATCGTTAAATTGTTACTGGCGTCTAGTACTGTAGATTTACTAGCTGGTAAACAACAAAATACTTCTTTAGCTCCTGCTGAAAAATCCACAGCATTGTCGCTGTTAGAACTAGAAATAACTGTAGTACGAGCCAGAGTTGAACTATCACCTGCTAATGTACCTAAACCTACTTCAAATTCAGCGTTTAATACAATAGCGTAATAAGTAGTGTTGCTGTTACCGATACCTGCTAGAAAAGTTTCAAACCCCGATACTGCACCAGCTAATGTTACTGCCCCAGTACCAGTCGTTGTGGTACTTTCTTTTACACGGTCATTTATTACTAAGGCCATGTTTTACCCCTAAGCTATTCGTATAATTGCTGCAGAAGATGAAAAAGCTGGAAACTGAACCGTAAAGGTGCCGTTAGTAGCTGTTTTATCACCGCCAAAATTTAATACACATACTGCTGGATCACCTGTCTGAGTATCGTTATAAATCAGAGCTCCTCTTGCAGTTAAAGTGACTCCTGTAAATGACAAGTCTGCATAATCTACCAATGCTGTATCTGTTGATAGCGAGGTGCCACCACTAGTTAAAGCACTGCCGCCTGACGCATATTGACCTGTATTTGATACCTGGTTATCAGAAGTAAACGATGTAGTCGATTTACCTAGAGTTGCACTACTAGTGTAAAGCGATAGTTTAAAACTATTACCACCACTTGCTTTAAAATTATGAGTGCCTTCCAA